CTGTGGAAAGAGCTGTAAGTCTTCTAGAGAGGTAAGTCACAATTTGCCGTCAGAAGAAGACAAAAGGATTACCAGGTCCTGACCCTGCTCGGGAACCTACTTCTCCGTAAAAGGAAGAAAGAAGTAGAATCTTTAAACCTATCCCAAAGTCCTATTTTAGGGTAGAACGCCTGGCCTTCAATCGGCCGAGACGTGGGGTCTCTATGGTTGGAGAAGCGTTCGTGGGGGTCCAATCTCATGAGTCAACCTTATATGGAGCTGAGCTCTCCGTTACTCTAGCGAAATGCGAAAGTACGTGATACTCTAACAATCCAAATACGATAGGGCCCATTAATTGGTATCCTATCCTCTTTGAGGATATCTCCCGCTAGATCGACACTCATGTAGGGATAAGTGCCAAAGTCTCTGTGGACGCTAACAGTTCTAGAAAAGCAAGAAAGTTTTCTAACTTTCCATGAGCTGAAAAGACTATCCAAGAAATGACCTGCTTATGCCTCTAGCGTAGAAAGGATTCCCTTCACTCTAAGGTAGGTGCTAGAGCTGTTACCAACTCTGCTCTAGTATCAGATGATAAGCATAAACAAATCAAATGAAACTATTCCATACCTCCGTTTTCTCTCCCCTGTTTACCGTTCGTACCTTTAAAACTTCCGCTCCCTTTTCACGTCATCCCAAGACGGAAAATTTTCTCTATTGGGAGGGCCTAGACTGGGACCGAATTACTCATTTCAATTATTATGCAGTAATTGATCCAGTGGACCCTCGGGAAGTTCTGTATCTTACAGAGCGAGAGTACAAGCAACTTGTGCGTGTAGCTCTCTCCACTGAGACTTCGGTACTAGTGATAGCCCATCCGGGGCAAGAGAAACCAACCGATTGGGACGTGAAGAAAACCGATAAATTATCCAAAATTTCCCCCGCAACTTATCATCAGATTCCTCTGAAGAAGTTTTGGCGGTCTGCCATCAGCCGCATAAAAAATCTTTCAGTTAAAGATTCTATGGTTGAGGTCGGCGAAAGCCTAGACCCTCTGATAAGGCGCTTTGGTAATACCGTTGCGCTTTATTCTGGCATAAAAGTTGGAAAAGGATTTGATGCATCCCTGCGTCATTTCTCGGCTTATTCACGTCACATTGTAAAACATCAAGGGGTATCCAGGTACATTCTCCTTCTCAAAGTTACAAAGTTTGCCCTCGAGTGTTATCTCGCGGGCTCTCCTTGTAATCCTAGGGAATTAGGATGTCCTATGCGACTTAGTAAAGGTGGTCTTCCTCTTTGGTTACCCTTAGAGGTAAGGCAAGCTTTCCTAGCTCGTAATACAAAATGGATACGGGCATGGTTATCTATCACCAATATTTATCGTTCCCTTCTTGATGAATACAAAGAGCCTCAGTTTGATTCCATCACTTCTGAACCTTTTTATTCAGATCTTTCATCTTTTGGTCTTTTTCTTAGAACCTCGAGACTAATCCAAGATTGGAAAAGAAGATTTTCAATCAAGGATTTAGTTCCGAAAGTTTTCCCTCTTATGGTAACTGGAAGTGGTGTTGGTCCTGGTTCTTCCATACTCTTATCGCATGTTGCGGCAAGACATTGGACGTTCCAACCAATAAACCATCTTCTTAATTACCTAACCCATGTTAATGCTGAAAGATGTTTAGAAGTGTATAAAGAGGTTCTTACTATTACACAACCGACTGCGTCCCATGAGCTACTAATGTATAAAACTAAAAGGACCTTTCTTGGTCAACTTCATCTAAAATATGAAGCGGCCGGAAAGATCCGAGTTTTTGCAATGGTTGATTATTGGACTCAGTTGGCCCTATTACCCCTACACCAAGTCTTATTTAAAATGCTTGAATCTTTTGAAGAAATGGATGGTACCTTTAATCAAGAAGGTGCCGTTCACTCTCTAAAAGACGCAGGCTATGAAGAATTTTATTCTTATGACCTTAAGTCTGCCACAGACCTTATCCCTCAACAATTATATGTAATTGTGTTGAATGAGGTTTTTGGTAAACCTTTTGGTCAACTTTGGATGTCTTTATTGGTCGACCGAGAGTTCGGTCTTCCATATAAAGATCCTAAGAAAAAAGAATATTATAAACATAATGATTTACATTATGTAACTTATACGCGTGGTCAACCTATGGGAGCCCTTTCATCTTGGGCTTCCATGGCTCTAGTCCATCATCTAATTGTCCAATTCTCATATATGAGAATTTGCCCATTAGAAAATATTACAGATATTTTCCGGGGGTATAGGGTTTTAGGTGACGACATAGTAATTGCGAATAAAGAAGTAGCGGAGGAATATTTAAAAGTCTGCGAGGAGTTTGGGATAACTATTGGTTTAGCAAAATCTCTGATCTCACCGAAGACAGACCGTAAAGGTCGTTCTTCTTTAAGGTGTTTTCAGTTTGCTAACCAAATAGTTCTAGGTCTAGAAGATGTTTCACCTATTTCTCTAAAGGAAGAGCTTACAGCTCAGTCTTACCAGAGTAAGCTTGAATTAGTTTCAAGAATGCTCCGGAGAGGATGGTGTAACCCCACTTCTAGTCGTTTGACTTTTATTATTTCTCGATTGATGCCTCGCCTTTGGGCGAGGTCTCATCACTCCATGAAGGTTGGTAAATTACCAGCTTTCGTGAAGGCTCTGCTTCCACTCCTGCTAATGCCCTCATCGTTAGATGTTGGTTTAACAGGTTTTCACAAGTATTATGCATGGTACCAGGTATTAACTGGATCATACACCCTTGCAGATTTATTAAATCATAAATCTTGGAAAACAGACAAGAAAATATTACAAATTAAAGAATTTGTTCATTTCCTATCTGAAGAGGCGAGAAAGATCTATCAAGATCTAATCGCTCAACACAGCTGGGGTGAGCAAGTAGTAAAAACTCTTGTTCCCAAGGCTTTCATACTTACTCCCCCTGATGGTTTCGAGAAATGGAGAGAGAAATCATCTCAATATTTCAATATCGTAAAGGATAATGAAATGCTTCCCCCTCCTGATTCGGAATTTGAAGGTTCAGGTCCGCTTCTTTCTTATGAAGAAGAAGTTGATCTTAGTAAGTACTCTAAGACGGAGTTGGCTGATTTATTATTAAAACCTAATTATAAATTAGGTTATAAACACACTCCAACTTCCATAGAGAGAAACCTTGTGAAGGTTATCCCTATTAATGTCAATTTCCATAATTACCTCGTTGTTAAAGAGGCAATTAAGGACTATATCACTTCTATTGATCAATTTGTTCGGCCTCATTTTGAACCAGTGACTTCTCATACTAAGTTATTTGAATCTGGTTTCGGTATCAACTTCAAATATAGAGGGTCTACTGTCGATCAGTACATTCATGTCCCTGTGGACTTGAATGTTCCTGAAGAAGACAGAAAACCCGAAGTTGTAGAGGAAACAGATGAAGATTTCTTACAGAGAATAATCTCTGGCGGAACTCAAATACTTTT